TTATTAACTATCTGCAAAAGGTGTTGCTTCAGTACCCGTACCGATCAACACAGCTTCTACTAAATATACGTTATCTTCAAGTGCAGTAATTGTAACCGTGCTACCTTTATCTCCACCTTTAGTTCCGCCATTCATGCTGATAACATCGTTTGATGATGCTGGTGCAAATGAACTATTAGTTCCATCTGCAACGTTAACAACAGTTGCGTGACCGACAAATTTGTCAGTTCCATCAGTTTTAATATCGCAATCAGTACAATCTGTGCCTACAAAAAATTTGTAAACTGCACCTAATTGATTGTTTGCGTTAGGATCGTCAGATCCAGCTGATCCGCCTTTGCTATCTGCTTTGATTGTTGGAAGTGTGATTGCACCATCTGCATCATTTACTTTAATCACTTTACCTGCGTGAGCAGCAAAAGTTAAAGTAGTTTCCGCTGTGATGTTTACAACCGCGTCAGGTCCTGCAGTAACGAATCCTCTTAAAGATTTTACTGGTCCTGAAAATGTAGTTTGTGCCATATTATTATCCTCCTAGTTTAATTAACATGGTCTCTAGGCCGTCGACTATACGCGTCCATGTCAATTTAATAATGTATAGTAAGATTTTTATATAGCAGAAAGGTCCCCTTAGCAAGTGTTTCCACTTTTTAAAAAAGATAGACCCCTAGTTAACTAGCGTAGTTGTGGTACTCTAGATCCTGTGGATTCTTCTTTGGTTGCTCTTGGTTTTTCAAAATCTGTCTAATTACTTTTTTGATTTGATCTCCTAGAGCTGACATTTCTGGTGTTACCATTCCGCCGTTTTTAAGATACAATTCGTTCCATCTAGACTCGAAGTGGATCTTCCTCGCGAACAACACCATGTTGTCTTGAGCCATCATTAACCTCCTCATAGGTTATATAGAACTCGCTTTTACCATTGTAATTAAGCTTGTTCGGCTCCCATTTTATAGTGTTTTTTCCTAGAAAGTCAATTATTTCTTTATGGACTTGAGACATAACAAGCATAGAACTTGTAGTCTCTAAAATAAATTCTGTTTGTAATTTTTTGGTAAATATTTTGATTTTGTACTTTGAAGTCATTTTTCCTTTCTAATTTTTAATTGGGGCCAGATTGTGTCTGGCCCCAAAAATCGTTAAAGATTATGCACCTTCAACACCGAAGATACCTCTAGGGTCAGAAACTCCAAAAGAGTATCTTTCTCTAGCTTTGTATCTTACGTTACCAGTATCAAAGTCGCCTTCCATAGCAGTCTTAATAGGTGCTCTGTCAAACATCTTCATACCATTTGGCACGTCAGTGATAATGTAGAATGAGTCAGTATCAGTTAAGAAATTGTTCACTCTGTATCCTTGCGGAATCATACCCATAGATACGATTGCATTGATATCATTATCAGCTGTAGCTGTTCTACCTTGAGACTTCATTAATCTCTCCGCAGTGAATTGGTTTTCACTTGGAACGATCATTTTCACGCCTCTAGCAGCAATCTTTAAACCTCTTTCATCAGTAAGCGCAGCAATGTCAATCATTGATTGCTCTAATGAAGTTTCGTTTAAGTCAGCTTGAGTAGTTAAAGTGTTTTTAAACGAACCAGCAATTGTTGGGTGAGCTGTGTTAAATAAAGAAACACCGTCACCTGCATCAAAATTGTCCGCAGTTGGTAATCCATTGTTTAATGGATTAGCCGCTTTAACTTGTTTTGTTTGTGCCATTGAACGTGCTAACGCTTTTGTATATCTAGACGCGAGTCTGTCATACAGGTTATCTTCAATAGCTTCTTCAGTTATCGAGAATGCAAGAGCGATTGTCTCGTGAGTGTATCTTGCAGTGAAAGTCTCTTGAGCATTGTCAAAAGAAACACCAGATCCCTCAGCTTTGACTTGCGCTGATGCAAATCCTGATAACATAACTTCTTCTTCAAACGCTCTGTCTGAAGTTTCAGTTACGTATATTTCAGCATGTTGATTTTCATACTGTTTATACTCCAGGCCGAATAGGGCATTCAAACCTGGCTCTAGTTCTTTGACTAGTTGTCCTCTAGAAATGGCCATAGTTGTATCCTCCTATTATACGCCGTTTACGTTCATGTCTAACAGATGCTCGTTAATTCTAACGACCCAGTTGACATTCGCAGAACCTACATCACTGTTATCTGGATCTTTTGAAGGACCAAGAATCTGCAATGTTGCAGAAGATCCCGCAGCTAAAGTTGAGTCATTTAACTCTACTTGAGATACGTAATCTGGTGATGAACCTGCAGCATACACGATATCAGCCACATTGAAGATATCAGTTGATGCAGAAGCTCCACTATTATTTGATTGTATTTCAAACCTTTCATACGGATCATCCGTAATGAATCCTTTGATATCAGTCGCCGCATTAGATGCGTCTAAGTGATTTGCAAAGGTTGGCTTGCTTGTTGATGCGTCGGTAAAAAAGATACCTGTCAGTACACCGAGTAAAGCATCACCTGCTGCGGCTACTCCAATTGTTCCAGTATTTAACATTTTAACTGGATCTTGAAAATAGATCGCTGTTGCAGAAGCTGCAATATCGTACTCGGATAAACCTTGGTTATCTCTATTTTGACCGACTTTTCCAATTGGCTTCATACCAAAAGGTGCGTCTTTGTTTGCCATATAGTTTTCTCCTTATTAAAGTTTATCCAGGGAATCGCTAAAAAATTAATTTTTCTTTGATCCACCGAAAGTTACACGAGTCTGCCTATCAATATTGATTGGCATACTTGAATGCTGCTCCTTCATAAGGTCGTTGTCTAAAGCTTCGACTTGCTCTTGCGATTGTTTCGCATAATAAGCTTGTCTTTGTTTTGCGACCTCCTCCGGTACCCTTGTCAGCACAAGGCCACCTACTCCGATCACTCCTGCGTATTTTCCATCTTCGACAATGGGATAATCACTATCTGGATATTCATCAGATCTAACTAATTCGTATCCTTGTCTTATTCTTCCTGACACATTTTTTGTGTCTTGAAATCCAAGACTTTCAGCTCTTACCCATCTATGCCTAAATCCATTTGGCGCTGGGGGTGCGTCTAAAGCAGACGGTGGAGTCCATACTTTGGGTTTGGATTGTTTTTCCCTAGTTTGGCTCGCACGAGAGGTTTTTTTATTATCGTTTTCCATATGCTTATGCCTCCTTCGTGAGTTTTAATTGTTTCGCATATTCTTCAAGTGGCACACCTAATTTTTTAGCGATTGCAACTTGAGACGGCGTGAGTCTCACAGTTTTGCGGCTTATTTTCGTGCTTCGCGTCGCTGACGCTACTTGTTGCACAGGTTTAACCGTTTCCGTTGACTCTGGTTTATCAAATTTATGCGGAAGTTCAAGCCTTATTCGCTTATCAATTTCAGCATAATATTCTTCTGAACGAGGATCATAGCCTTCTTCGTCAGTTAATTTCTTATGCAGCCCCATTGCTGTATAAGTCATAACCTCATCTTGTCCAAACCATGAATTTTTTTCAGCCCATGCTTCAGCTTTTGGATCAGGTCTTTGAGGAGCAACAGTTTGTTCTAAAGTCTTTTCTTTAACTTTAGGCTCTTTTGATTGTTGTTCCATTGTTTTCTTTTGAGTATCTAACTCAGCTTGAGCATATGCTAATTGAGCAACAGCTTGTTGAGCTTCGATTTCAGCTTGCATATCACCTGCTTCTCTCGCTGTCGCTAATTTAGCTTTAGCAGCTTCGATACCAGATTTAATGCTTATTTCTTTTGTTTCAAAAGAAGATGTATTTAGAGTGCTATATCTTTTTTCTAAATCTTCTTTTTGTTCTTTTTGAGTTTGCGCAAACTTAATAGCTTCTTCTTTTTGCCTTTCAGCTTCACGCATTTTCTTTGTTAGTTTTGCAATTCTTTTTTGAACGCTTTCTGAATACTGTTCTAATTCGTCTTTCTTTTCTTCTTTCTTCGTAGCCTCTTGCTGCTCGCTGCTAGCCTCTTGTGGCTCGCTGCTGGCTTCTTGAGTCTCAGCAACTACAGGCTCTTCAGTCTCTTCAACTGGAGCAATATTAGTTGTTTGATCTTCTTTTAATTCGACCTCAGTATCTGGGCCGGAAGTATCAATGTCAACTGTCTTGTTTTCTTCTACTTGCATAGTTTCCTCCTATGTTAATATTGATGAAGTATGTCTTCTGGGTTTTCAATAGATGCGAGAACTTCATCATCGTTTAATATTCTTACCTCGCCTCCATCGATTTGTATCCTAGAACCTGCATAACGTGCAAAGATAACCCAGTCACCTTTTTTACACCATGGTCCTTCAGGAAACTTTTCTTTGTCATAACAATGTGGTCCTAGTGCAAGAACGAGTCCACACGTGGATGCCACTTGTTGTTTTTCTAAAGTCTCTTGTCCAAAATATAAAC